TCCTAATGGAAATTCTTTTGAACTTCTAATATATAATTCTGTAACTTTAACTAATTTTTGTCTTTTAAAACTTTGTGAATGACCAATTGAGGTTATTCCTTCTTTTAAAATTCTTCCACGTTTTTTGTTAATAAGTTGACTTACTTCCCATTTAGCAGAAGCAAAATCATCTTTAATTTCTTCTTCTTCAATAAATTCTGTATTTTTATAAATTCCCTCACGATTATCTTTAATTATTTTTTTTGATAAATAAACATCGTTCATAACCCATCCAGCATTTTTAATATAATTACTTTGAGGGTCATCCATTTTAAAATGGAATGGTTCAATTGCTTTTATATCAACAAACTGTTCTGTTCTACTTTTTGCTTTTCCTCTAAAAAATCTTTTTACCTTAGCTAGAAGTTTCTTTTCAGGAATTAATCTTTCTATTTTCTTAAACATTACCTTCAAAACAGATTGGCCATAAATAAAATTCCTTTTAAACCAATCAAGTAATTCTAATTGAAAATCTTGATTATAAAAATCATAATCTAAAATAGCCTTTGATTGTTTAACGTATTGCTTGGATTCACTCGTAAAACCTTTTAATGTAATCTTAGGCTGATTTAATAAAACTCTTGGAGTTAATGTTTCAATAATAGAAAAAGCTATTGGTAAACAAATATTATTTCTCCATGGATATTCTTCTTCTTCCTGAAGTCCTCTATAAAGAAAATAATATCTAATCATTTTCTCATAGATTTTATCTTGCCATTCTTTGGCAAAAACTAACTTTTTTGAATAATCGTCTATTATTTTTTGGTCTGCTTCATTAGCTTCGTAAGTTTTATCTTCATTTATAGTAGCAGAAACACGTTTTTTTCTTTTTTTATTTCTAATTGGCATAATATTATCTATTTATATGTTCTTGATAAGTTCTCCCTGTTTTTAAAAACACGGGACTCAATTCTTGTCTTCTTTTCCAAAACTTACTTCTTCTCTTTGGTGGATGAGCAATCTGAGATACTCTTGATAAAGCATCAATTACATCAACTTTTCCCCTTGGAAAACGAATTAACTGATCTTCTAATTCTACTTGTTCTTTTTTTATGAATAACCTACCTCTCTCTATTCTGGGCTGTAAAGACATTATTCTATCTTTCTTGGCTATTCTATCATTAATTTTTAATTTTAATTCTTCAATTGGCAATAAAATATTTCTTTCTTTCTCTTCAACTGCTAAAAATGGCATAAGAGCAATTGAATATTTTTCTTTCTCTACTCCTATTTTTTTAGGTTTCCAAACGTCATATAGTCTAAATATTTCTATAATAATGTCTGGTAAGTCCTTATAAACTGCACTAGCGTGTTGAACGTACCAATTTTGGTCTCTATCAACTTGAACAATAACTATTCCAGTCGGGGTGCTTGTTTCTTCACTCTTTCCACCCAAATCAATAGTCATAAATGTAGTAACAGACGTTTCTCTATCTATTTTTGTAAAATATCTAAAATTTTCTTTTTTAAATGGAGCGTCTTCAGTTGAAACTGGCTTATTTTCATAAAGATTAGCAAAATCAGCAGAACCAATTTCTTTTCTTATCTCAAGTAATTCTTTGGTTGAAAATCTTTCTGGATAAATTGATTCGTGATTTTCGTCCCAACAAGAAAATATGTATGCTGTTTTACCCATAGTAATTAAACATATTGTTTTTTAAGTTCCTCTGTGGCAGGCATACCATTTATTGTATCTTCTTCTGTAAATCCTTGAATAATTCTTCCATAAATATCTCCAAAGTCCCAACGAGTACATGGAATAATTCTTTTCCCACCTGGTTCTAATAAAGAAAGTAAATCTTTATGATATTGGAATACTTTATCGATTTGTTCCTTTGTTTGAACATTTACACGAGATTGAAGGTCATCTTCTATAATCAAATCATGATGAAGAGATACTGGACTTTTATCAATACTTCCTATCATTACTGTTGGTTCTTTTAATTTTTTTGTTCTTGCCGAAACAGTAAATTCATATTCAGTCCATTTTTTTTGTTTACTAGTAAAATCTCCATAAACATAACGAAGCATTTTATTTTCTTGAAAATGGTCTCTAATAATACCTAAAAATTTTTTAGCATTATCTTCTTTTTCATTTGTAATAAGAACACGAATATTTGGATTTTCTAAAATACGTTGAATTACCCAATAACATGTAATAAAAGAACTTTTTAAAAATCCACGGGAGCAAAGAAAAAGTAATAAATCAGAATTTTTGTCTCTCCAAAACATATCAAGTAACTTTGCCCATTTATGATGAATTTTTCCTATATTCCATCCACCTAAAACTTCTTCTACTAAATATACTAAATCAACAAGTCCACGCCTTCTTATCTGTTCTTTTAAAATATCAGACTGTTGTTGTTTTAATTGTTCGTATTTAAAATTTAATTTTTCTAATCTATTTTTCTCCATCTATAACCTCTCCCTCAATTACTTCTTCACGACTTTGACCAATCCCTACGTTTACTATTTCTTTCTTTACTTCTCCTAATAGTGAATTTGTTTTTTGTGATAATAACTTTAACTCTTCTGTAGTTTTTTCTAATAATGGATTTACAATATTAGAATTAAGTCTTAATTGAGCTGTTTTTGCTATAGGACTAAATCCAGCTCTATCTTGAATCTTATCAGAAATCTTACTTCTTAATTCTGGGTCAGTTTTAACATTTTTCATTATTGTTTTCTGAATCTTATAAGCACCTGGGGCATCTTTTTTATATTTATCCCAAAGACTTTCTTTTATAGGATTAAACTTTTCTTTATTATAAATTCTACTAGCATAAGTGCTAGCATACTTTGGGTCTGAATTAGGAAATGCCTTTATATATGCTTTCTTTTTATCCAATCCTCCATTTATAAATTTCCAAAATAAAACCTCTCCCTTTGTTTGGGGAAGAGATATTTTTTTCTCATCAATTGTTATAACTCGTTCTTTAGGCATAATATTATATTTTATAGGAAAAGCCCCCCCGTACATGCGTTTATAGGGGTATTAGGGTCACACATACGCAACCGTTTAATGGGATTTTTCCTATTAAGTACTTTCATACTCTATGTATCTATACACCCCCATTTATTTATCCCCAAGTTATACACCTTTTATCCACATATCTAACTAAAAAATATCCTACTATTTCTAGCAGAATATCCTAGTCTTAAACCTAAATCTATTTTTTTTGTTCTTTTTCTAAAACCCCTTCAAGGGAAATTGCCTTATTTAATACTTGTTTTTTTCTTTGACTTTTTCTATAAAGATTTTTCAAACAATTACTAACAACAAAATTAACAAAAGTACTCATTGAACTTTTATTTGGTTTATATTTATTTCGAACATTCCATATTTTAATCCTTAATTCTTGGGCAATATCATCAGCTGTCAATCCTTCAATTTTATATAAATGTGATTTTATTACAATATTTTTTTCTGCTTTTTGTAATAATCTTACACCAATACTACTTTCTGATTGCCTTTTTCCATAATTTAACATTTTCATGAATGTCGAATTTTTTCCAAATTTCTTCTTTTGCATCTTTAATTAATTTATCTCTATAATCTATGTCTAATAATTTTACAATAGCTTCGTAATATTCATCTACTGTATTTGCTTTTAGAGCATTCTCGACTTTTGAATATGTTTCACAATTCTCTACAACACTAGCCGCACCAGCCATTGTGAAATCTAAAAATTTAACTTCACTTTTACTTAACATAAATGGTGTTTTTTGAACAATCGGTGCTAATCCAATATCAGGAGCAAGTCCCATCATATATTTAGGAAAATTTTTAAATGGAACAAAGTTATAAACATGGTCCCATACACCACCCTCTTTTTCTTTATGATATGGAGAAAGTAAAATAGTTTCTATATCATAATCTTTCTTTACTTTCTTTAAAACTTTTTTAACAAATTTAATTTCTTTCCAATGTGTTCCACCAGCCGCATAAATAACTCTTGTCCTTGTATAACATGGTCTTTCCCACATCCACATAGCACTATCAACTGAATTTGGTATAACATCAACACGACATTGCTGTCGCTTTTTTAATATTTGTTGTTTTAAATATTCAGTTGTACAAGTAATAATATCTGCCTCTTGAATTAATTGTTCGGTAAAATCTTTAGTCTTTTTATATTCTTTACGAATTAATTTATATGGAATATCCCAAACTAAATCATCTGTTTCATATATTTTAAGACCCTTAAATCTTCTATATCCTTCTCTAAGTGGTCGCAAAAATGGAGTATCATAATAAAAACGTTGTGTTATTAGAATATCGGCCCACGCAAAAGCAGATAAATCTATACGTCCTTTATCATTATTAAATTTAGTTAAAAATTTTACATCAGCATGTTTATTATCAATTAAAAACCTAGCAGGTTGAATACCTCTATAATAAACTATAGCAGATGCTTTGAGGTTTGAAGGAATTACTAATACTTTTTTCATAATTCTAAATGTTTATTAAATAATTTCTCCTGCCAATATAAAATATCACTTTGTGAAGAAATTCCATCATTACTATAACTAGTAAAAATTTTACTATCAATATATTTACCAGTATAACCTCTCTCTGCCATTCTTAAAAACATATCCCAATCATTAAATCTTTTAAATTCTTCATCCCAACCAACATACGAATCTTTATGAATTAAAGCCATTGTTGACATTCCATTAAAAAACCAAATAAATTCATGTGTTCCTTTTTCTGGTGGAGTATATAATTTATCTTTACAAAATATTCCATTCTTTCCCCAATCAAACCAACCATAAGCCCAATTAGAAGTTCCTATATTATTATATAAA